CCAGGCCACAGAGCTCCGATTTCTTTGCCGGTCGCCTTTTTGGCTTCCGTAAACTGTTGGGACGCCACTTGTTCTCGACCACCCCTATTACCTACGAAGCGTTCGTAGGTCTGTATAGGGGTCGCCGACAGGTGGTTTACCAACAAGCCGCTGATTCCCTTTTGCGGGGGGAAACACTTACCCAGCGGGATGCAGAGATTCGTTGCTTTGTGAAGGCAGAAAAGGTAAACTTTTCTGCCAAGAGCAATCCCGCGCCGCGCGTGATTCAACCACGATCACCGCGTTACAATGTTGAGGTTGGGCGCTATCTTAGGCCCATTGAGGAACGCATCTACCATTCAATTGCTCAAGTTTTTGGTGAACGTACTGTTTTTAAAGGAATGAATGCGGTTGAGCAGGGAAGGTGTATGAGGGAAAAGTGGGAAAGGTTCAGATCTCCTGTGGCTGTGGGTCTTGACGCGTCTAGGTTTGACCAGCACGTCTCGCCGATGGCCCTTAAGTGGGAGCATGCGATTTATTTGTCAATTTATCGCGGAGATCCGTTCCTCCGGAAGCTTCTGTCTTGGCAAGTCCAAAACCGTGGACGCGGTTATTGTAAAGACGGTCGCCTGAAGTATAGAGTTGATGGTTGTCGTATGAGTGGTGACATGAACACCGCCTTGGGCAATTGTCTCCTTATGTGTGCCATGGTGCATGCCTATGCTTCCTCTTCCGGTCTCCGGAAGTTCAGTTTGGCCAACAATGGCGACGATTGCATCGTCATTTTTGAGTCCTCTGAGCTTTCGAAGTTCCAACCCAATCTTGAGCAATGGTTTACCGACATGGGTTTCACCATGAAGGTGGAAGCCCCCGTCTATGATTTTGAGCAAATTGAATTTTGCCAAACTAGACCCGTGCTTGGGCCTAGGGGATATACTATGACCCGTATTCCCCAGGTCGCCATGGCAAAGGATTGTATCTCCATTATACCTGTCGATACTCGTGCGGAGTATAACTCGTGGATGGCAGCCGTTGGGGAGGGGGGTCTTGCCCTCACCTCCGGTATGCCAATTTGGCAGTCCTTTTATGGAGCGCTGCATCGCGCAGCGTCTGGTGCCAAACCACGCTCGGACGACCAGCAAACTGGGTTTAAAATGCTGGCCGTGGGTCTCGAAGCAAAGGTCTTACCTGTCTCACAGGCTTCGAGATTTTCTTTTTGGCTTGCATTTGGGGTTACACCTGATATGCAAGTTGAGATAGAAAAGCACTATGACGCCATTGACCTTAGGTATCATAGTGAAACTCCAGGGATTGGTATTACTTATCTCCCTCCGTGGCTTTAACCCATTTACGTCCGCAATGACGTTAAACTATTGTCTGTGATGACGTTAAACTAACCCACTCACCGTTGTTTTTGTGGTGAGGCCATTGCACATGGCGAAGTGCACGCATGTCTCTGCGTTACTTGATGGGGGTTGTGGCCTACACACATAGCCTTAGGGTTAAGGGGTCCAGTAAGTAACATGCCCAAAACGGTGCTTTATGCTTAATACTTCCGTGCTAACCAAAATGCCGAGAGACTGCACGGCGCAGACCATTGGTTCTACTGGATGGACAGTCCCGTTGTGATTGACGGTGTCCCTGTAAACAATCACTTTTAGATTCTACTTATGCCTCCCAAGACCGTTAAGGCCAAGGCGACCAAGCGCAAGCCCATTAAAAATGCGCGACCCATCTCCGAATCGGCTTACGATGCCGCCAATTATGCACGATGCCTCATCCAGCCATTCAACTCTCCTCCTTGCCACATCCCCGACCCCGATGTGCAACCTAGTGGACCGATCTCGTCCCACTACACCCTCACGACGCCCTTCGCCGCGTTTGCAGGAACTTCCACTAGTCACTCTATTGGATTTGTCCTCTTCCCCTATGCCCAGAACAGCCTTAGCGTCCTTGCCGAGACTTCAGCCGGGAATAGCACCCTTTCAGACGTTAACGTTGCCGGCACTACTCGTGCGAACATTGTGTCGGCACCCAACTTTACTAGTTTTGGCCTTGTTGGTTTTCGTCATCGTCTTGCTGGGGCCGGAATTAGGGTTATCTACGAGGGTACCGAGTTGAAACGTCTGGCCGCATCTTTGGCGGCAACCTTCCCATTGCGTTTGCTGCATCTGGCGTTGGGTCAACTGGCACATTGCTGTCAGCCCTGTCTCCCCTTGTCAACAGCCCCACTGCCACCACTTCAGGTCTCCGTCAGGCCATGTCCGACGTCTTTGAGATCCGTAACCCCTCTGAAAAGGTTACGGAGTTCTATTGGAAACCCTCGTCTGTTCCACACTATCAACCGTATGGTAACAACAGTGTTTCCACTACAACCGCAGGAGCACTTGTCGCCAACTCTGTCTTTGCTGCCGCTTCTGGTTTGCAGGGTGCGGAGTTGGGGCAAAATGCCCTTGTCGTCGTCATTGACGGCGATACCACACCTAGTGCATCCGTCATTTCCAACACTTATACTGTTGAAGTGGTGTGGCATTGGGAAGTTGTCCCTGACAACCTCCAGGCTGTGGCCTTCGACGTGTCCCCTTCACATGCCCATGCCGCCGCCTTGGACCTAGCGTTCAACACTATGGCCCAAGCTCCGGTTGGCAGGGCCCTTGCTGGTGCCGCTGCGAATTATCGCTCCGGCACCCTTGGAGGGGTTATGACTGGTTCTCGTTCGAACCAGGGTTTTCCCCAGGGTCGCTCCCGCCGTCAGTGAGCGACCCTGTTTCTAGTAATGAGGAAACAAGTGGCGGCTCTAATTGGTTGCCCCAATTGGACATCTCTTCTCTTGGCCCAGCGTCCACTTCCACCCTGTCTTATATTACATACGGTGATCCAACCCCCTCATGGTTGTTGGCCCCATATGTTTTGACTAGTGGTGAGGTGGACGCTGAGCCTGTTGAGGAAGATATCTTCTTTGATGCAACCGAGGAAGCTGTTGAAGACGTCGTCGAGGACATTTTCTTTGACGCGTTGGCGTTTATTTTGTAGTTATTTATGTTTAGTTGCTTTAATTCTTTGTCGTTTGGTGCAGCCCGATTGACGAGTAACGGAATTGCCGTGGCTGCCCAATTGTATGTGCGACAATCCACTCTCTAGCCAATTGTGGGTACGTTTTTCTTGGCCTAAAATTTCAAAAACTCGGGCAACCTCCCGGAGCGGGCTACGCTATATCAAAATCCAAAAATCTTTTCCTTTCTGAGCAATTGTTGGTTGCGAGTGGTCACCGCTGCACACTGAGTTGTGCGTGGGGGTACGTTCCTGGTGCGAACCAGGAGGGCACGGAACCCTTTCCAAGTTTT